CGTAGTGCGCGGCCGCCGGCTCGATGCCCGCCAGGATCGGAACGTCGAGGCTGAACAGCTCTTCGTCCTGGGTCGGGGTGATGGCCGGGCCGCTGATCCCCAGGATGTCGTTTGCGGCGCGGGCGGCGCCGCATTGGTTGTCGATCTGGCAGACGCCCGCGGATCTCTGCCCGGCCAGGTCGCCCAGGCTCGGCCGGAAACCGTGGCCGAGGGTGTGCTCGGAGGCCGCGAGGATCGCGTTCCATTCCTCGGCCGGTACGGCGAGCGGCTGGCCTGGCGAGACCCGGGGGAAGGTCCTCATGCCGTGATCTCCACGAGGGCGTCGAAATCGCCCGGGGGGTAGACCTGCTCGGCGTAGGCGCTCCGCGGCCGGCGGGCCATTCGGTTGCTAACGGCGTCGCGCTTGCGCTCCCACTCGACCCACAGGTATTCGTGGGCGAATCGGTCGATGGCTGCGATGTCTCCGATCACGATGCCAATCTCATCCTGATCGACGGCAAAGTTCGTTGTGATCTCGTCGGCCGCGTCGCCCCGGCTGCGGCCGGCGGCGCCAAGGAAGAGGACTTCGCCGGCCTGGAACCCGAAAAACTCCGCAGCGTTGACGTGCGGGGTCGGCTGGCAGAGGTCGCGGATCGCCGCGATGAGCTGGGGGGTGATCGTCCCGCCGGGGCAGGCCTTCGTGATGGAAAACTCGAAGATGCCGACGTGGATGTCGCAGCCCTCGACACCGTGGTCGCTGACGTTGATCGCCAGCTTATGGTCGGTGGCGGTCTTGCCCGCCGGCGCCTGTGATTCGCTCGTGGAGAGGGACTTATAGATCCGCTGGCTGCCGCCGATGGTGGTGAAGCTGATCGTCCTTTCGCCGACGTCCAGCGGCCGGGACCAGGCCATCGCCTGCATCGCCCGGGCGGCGTAGGGTACGCGGCCGTCCCAGACGTCGAGCGTATCGGGGACGAGGCGGACCTGGCAATCGCCCCGATCGTATTCGCCGGTCGCCTCGGGGGTGCCGGCCTTGAGGGCCTCCACGGCGGCGACCTGGTCCTCGGTCCCTGTAACCTTGTACATGACCTCGTAGGATTGGCCGTCGATCAGCGTCCGGCTTCCATAACATTCGCCAACGACGATCGGCATGAGGTTCTCGCTTCTGGTCTAGGTGAATCGCGGCATGAAGGTTTCCATTCCGTCCGCGATGCGCCGAGTGTTGTCGGCGGTCTCGCGGCCGGATTGCTTGAGCGACTCGATGCTCGGGTCCGTCTGGAATGCCCGTCCGCCCAGCGCCCTCCAGGCACCGCCTGCCGTGATCCCCTTGCCGACACCGAGGAGCTTCTCCCGCAGCCGGAACTCTTCCTTCACCGCGTCGAGGTTTTCGCCGGCGGCCACGGCGGCGATGATGGCCCGCTCGCGCTCGAGGTCGAGGAGCTTTTCCTGGAGCTCGACTCCCTCGTACTGTGTCCGCAGGCGCAGCACCTCGATCCGATCCTTCTGGTCGAGGCCCTTCGTCCAGGCGTCCAGCTGCCGGGAGAAGATGGCCGCTTGCCCTTCCTGGGATTCCTGCTGGGCCTTTTCGGTCGCCCGCTTGTACTCCGGGATGAGGGCGAGCCGCTCCGCCTGGTCTAGCAGGTCGTGGGCGCGGGCGGAGGCGTGGAGCTTGAAGAGCTCCTTCCGCTCCAGTTCGTACCGATGCCGAATCAGGGCGACGTTGCGCTGGTGCTCGTCCTCGATCGACTGGAGCTTGAGGATCGCGAGGCGCTTATTGATGTCGAGCTCGACATCGGCCCTGGCCTTGGCCGCGGCCCGCTCGGCCTGGGTCGCGGTCGAGCTGGCCTTCTTGCGCTCCTCTTCCCGCTCGGCCAGGTGCTTTTCGTACATCGCGATATTGTGCTTGAGCTCTTTATCGAACTCCGTATCCGGCCCCCCGCCGACGCCGATCTCGCCGTGCGGCTGGAACTTTTCCATGAGGTACATCACGCCCAAGGCGGCCGCGGCGATCGCGGTGAGGCCGAGGACGATCGGGTGTGCTTGCAGAAACGTCAGCGAGGCCGCGAAGACCTTGACCGCGATTGCGCCGGCGTAGAAGAGCTTGCTGAGGACGACGAGCGAGCCCCCGATCACGAAGGTCCACTTCACGACCTGGGCGCCCACCACCACGAGTTGCCGGTGCTGGTCTACGAATTCCTTTGCCGAGGCGGCCGTGTCGGTGAAGTCCTTGGCCCAGGTTTGCAGCTGCTCCGCCAGCGCCGCGCCGACGGTGAAGAGCCCCTGTTTGATCACCTTCCAAAGGTCGGCGATGATGTCGGTGAACTTCTCGGCCGCGGCGGCGTCCTCCTGGCTGATCGTGAGCCCGAGCCGGCGGGCGGCCGCCTGCAGCTCCTCGATGCCGGCGGCGCCCTTCTCGAACATCGGGAGAAGCGCGGTGCCGGAGCGGCCGAAGAGCACCATCGCCATGGCCGCCCGCGTGGTGGGGTCCTCGATCTCGCTGAGCCGTTGGGCCATGAGCTTGAACTGCTCTTCGGGCTTGAGGCCCTGGAGCTCGCCGAGGCTGAGGCCGAGGTTCGCCAGGCCGTCAACGGCCGTGCTGAGCCCCTCGCCGGCGTCGTAGATGGTGCGCTGCATTCGTCGCAGGCTGTTTTCCAGGGCCTCGACGGTGGTGCCGCTGCGGCTGGCGGCATAGCTTAGTTCCGAGAGGGCCTCCGTCGACATCCCGGTCCGCCGCGCCATCTTGGCGATTTGATCGCCCATGCTCGAGAAGACCTTGGCGCCGGCCACGAGCGGGGCGGCCATCATCGCCCCCATCTTGAGCATCGACATTCCGACGGCCCCGACCGAGTCTGCGAATCGCTTCATCTTGGCGGAGACGGCCTTGAGGCCGGCGGACGTCTTATCGTCGACGCCGAGCTCGACGAAGGCCCGGCCGGCCCGGATGCCTGATGCCTTGCCCATCTATCGCCTGCCCTTCACACTGTTGCGCCATACCTTGTCCAGGTCGGCGAGCCCCTTCTCCAGGGCGGGGGCCATAAACGGCCGGGCGGCGACGTCGACCTTCCGCAGCCGGGTCGGCAGGTCGGCGTTCCGCCGCCGGGAGCGGAGATCCGCCCGTCGCCATCGGCGCCACTTCCAGACCTCGCGGATGAAGATGTCGCCGCCGTGCTCGAGGACCTCCGGGGTCGTGCCGCTCACGGGCCGGCCATCGTTCCCGAAAAAAACCTGGTTCGTCTTGGCCGGGCCGATCACGACCGACTCGCGATCGGGCTCGTAGGCGAAGAACAGGAACCGCTTGAGCGTGCCTTCGTGACTACTGGGGGGCTTGCCGGGTTGATTGGACTTCTTGCGGCTGCGGATCGAGGACCTGGCGGCGGTGCGGACGAACGCGCCTTGGCGGGACAGGTTTGCACGCTTCGCCGCGTCCACGGCGGCTTTCACAAAATCGGTGTCGAAGAAGTTCATCTTCGACGGGCTGCCGACGAGTTTCATCTTGAAGGCGACCATCGCGTCTCAGGCGTCCTCCGAGCTGCCGAGCAGCCGGGTGACGGCGCCGGTTGCGGCCTTGCCGCCGGCCGACCAGAGGCCGCTTGCGATCAGCCCGGCCTGGAGGCCGCCCCAGAGGATCTGGCCGACCACCTGGGGGGCGGCCGCGTCCGCCGGCGGCTGATAGATCGTCCAGGCGGCCGTCACGACCAGGCCCAGGCCGATGGCGACCCACGGCAGCAGCCACGAGCGGGCCTCGGCCGCGAGGGCCGGGATCCGGCGGGCCTGCTGGACGAGCACCATCACGAGTGCGGCGATCAATGCGAGGTCCATGCGTCACCTATCCTTTCTCGCCTTCGGCGGCTAGAGCTCGATGCCGAACAGGCCGGCGGCCGCCCGGATGAGGGCGACGGCGCCGGTCGCCGTGGACAGCTCGCCTTCGGCGACGCCGAGGCTCGTGAGGGCCTGCTGGACTTCCGGCGACGGCCTGGCCGTCTGGAGGTCGGGCGTAACCGGGACGTCGGTGTCGAACGTCGGGCCGGCCTGCTGGACGCGCGAGATCTCGACGCTCAGCAGAGCGGCCTCGGAGAGGATCTCCCGAAGGCGGGCTTTCTTGATTTCAATTTCGGTCATTTCTGTGGTCCTTCCGGTTAGGGTCCGCTGGCCGGTGCTGCGATCGGCGGCGGCTTGTTTGCGGCGGCGGCCGCCGTGACGTATGCCCGGGCCTTTTGCTGGGCGACGGCCCGGAGCGTCTCGACGCCCGGCATGATTCTGAAGAGGCTGTACCATCCACTGATGAGCCGGGCCTGGCGATCGGTGAGTTCCGCCTGGAGCTGGGCGTTGTCGACGGCCTGGCCGTATTCGCGGACGGCGGCGGCGCGGGCGTCGGCGAGCTGCGCCCGGGCGCCCAGGTACGCGGCGAAGACGGCCGCGGCGGCGGGCCGGTCGGTTGCCGCCTGGAGCTGCCGGGCGAGGTCGGCCTCGGCCTGCGCCAGGCGGCCGTCGATGGTTTCCAGCTCGGCCGCGGCGATCGCCCGTTCGGCGAGCAGCTTCTCGCGAGCGGCGACGTGCTCGGCAAAGATGGCCTCGGCGGCGGCGCCATTGGGCGCCGCGGCCATGAGCTTGCCGGCCGCGGCCTCGGCTAGGACGAGCCGCATATCGAGGATCCTCACTTCCTGGGCGGCCTTGGCCCGGCCCTCTTCGAGCTGGTTTCGGGCGGCGAGGTATGAGCTGAAGGCGGCCGCGATCGCGGAGCCGTTGTCGGCCGCGGCGATCTGCCTGGCCGCGTCGGCGTCGGCCCGGGTGAGCTTGGCGTCGACGAATTCGATCTGTGCAGCGGCGACCTTCCGCCAGTTGTCCAGGTTCACGGCGTCCGCCTTGCCCCGGGCTTCCTGGGCGTCCATGAGGGCGACGGCGGTCCCGCAGCCGCCGGCGGTGATCAAGCTGACCAGGGCCCACAGGGCCAGGGCTAGTCTCGACGTTCGCATATTCGATCTCCTTTTCGAGCGTGGTCTTGTGTCAGCCGCCTTCCCGGCGTCCATTTTCCCTCGCGTTGTCCGCCTCGAGCCGCCGGTCCAGCCGGTCGATGACGGTGCAGGCCTTGTCCTGGCTCCTGGCGACCTGCCTGAGCTCGTCTTTGAGGGCCATGCTCGCCTGGGTGTTGGCGATGAGAACCGTGATGAGCTGGCTGCGGTCGAATGTGGCCTCACCCAGGACCGCGGCGTATTTCGCGGCCCGCTTGTCCGATCGGACGAAGAGGATGAGCAGGACGATAAAGCCCAAGGCCAGGATGCCCGTCGAGCCGTACTCCAGGAAGATCGGGATCGTCTTGTCCATCACTCATTCTCCGTTGCTGGTTTCGGCGCCGGGCCGGACGCGGGCTGGCCGAAGGCCTGGCGGAGCTCGGCCATCGTCATCGGCGCCGCGGCCGACTTCTCCAGCAGCGGGTGGAAGTCGGCCGGCTTGAACGGGCCGTGCTTCTTCGGGTCGCGATGTATGCTCGCGAGCATTGCCATCACCGATGCCGTCCTGTCCCAGCCGGCGACGAGCCTGGCCCGGGCCGCCCATTCCAATTCGCGGAGGCTCCAGCGCCCCGGATCTACGCCGGCGATTCCGGCGAGCTCGTGGATGTAGCGCCAGGCGGAGGCGCTGGCGGGCTCGGGGCTTCCGTCGGCTCGGCGGCGGGCTTTTCGGGAACGTCGCCGGCGGCGAGCTTGGCCTCGATCGCCGCCAGGTCCTTCTCCGCCAGTTCCTCCGCCCTCGCCAGGAGCTGCCGAAGGATCGCCCTCCGGCGGCTCGGGAAAAAATCCGCGAGGGCCTCCAGCAGCGCGTTGCCCGCCTTCTCGATCGCGTCGCCGGTGAGGCCCTGGCCGAACTGTTCGGGCGAGACCTTCGCGGCTTCGGCCTGGGCGGCGCAGAGGGTGTGGAGCGTATCGACCAGGAGTACCGGGTCGCTGGCGAGTCGGATCAGGAGCGGCCCGTCGAGGACGCCCATCAGGTCGATGGCGGGGTCGGCCCGGACGCGGCGGATCGCGTTGACGTCGATCGTGAGCGTCCAGCGGCGATCGCGGTTGTCGAGAAAGTCGGCCATGTCGGGACCTCTGCCTCCGTCGGGCTCGCCCGCTCTAGGCGATCGCCACGGCGGACTTGTTGATCGCCAGGTTGATCCGGGTGATGGTGACGCCGATGCCGAGGACCGTGACGAAGTCGCCGGATGCGCGGTCGACGATGTCGGAGATCCCGCCGGCGGTGTCGGTCACACCGTAGACGACGCCGACGACGACGGCGCAGCCGAGGTCGATGCCTCCGGCCTTGGCGTAGGTGATCGGCTGGCCGACCGCCCCGCCGTTGAGGGCGATGCCGAGGGCCGCGGCCTTGATCGCGGTCGTGTCGTCGGCCAACTGGAGGACGCCGGTGGAGTCGCGGTAGATCACCTGGCCGGCGACGATGGCTGCGCCGGCGATCCCGGTGTCGATCTGGGCGCCATCGTACTTGAGGACATCTGCTGCGACGGGTATTAGGTCGGCCATGCTTTGCTCCTTCTCGGATTAGCTTTCCAAAAGGCCCGGGCGGCCGGGCGGCCTGCTGGTTTTGTCGCCCTCGCCGGGCTGCTTACGCGACGTCGACCCATTCGTCGAAGGTCGACAGCTTGACCGATGCGGGGACGATCATCGCCTCCTCGAGGGGCTCGCCGCGGCTGAAGCTGGTAACCGCGAACGAGCCCTTCGGGCCCTGGGCCCCGCTGGTTTCGCGGGCCTGGTCGAGGACGGCGAGCTCGATGGTCGCGTTGGTGAGGAAGGCCGCCAGCAGGGCATCAAAGCCGGCATCGCCGGGCTTCCAGACCATCTCGAAGTCGACGCTGCACTCGCGCAGCGTCGGCGCCGTCGCCCGCCAGCCGGAGTTGGCCCGGGTGGTGATGTCGGCCTCGCCCGCCTCGAGGTTGACCGTGACGTCGCGGGCGTTCGTGAGCTCCGTCAGGGCCCCGAGCGCGGCGCCGGCCGCGCCCCAATACATCTTGCCGTTCATGCCGAGGATGAATTCAGGCACCGTTGTCTCCTTCCATCGTTCAGGTCTGGTAGCCTGTTCGGATCACGCTCGTGAACTGGCCCATCCTGGCCAGGTGCTCGGCCGAGTAAATCGGCTCGATCGCGATCCGCACGAGCTTTGCGTCCGGGCAGGCAGCCAGTGGTTGACTAGAGATCCAGCCGACGATCTGTTCGGTGAGCTCCAGGAGCCGGGCGGTCTCGTCGGCCAGGGCCAGCTCGGCGTCGAGTCGCTGCTGGATGCCGACGTCGAGGCTCCAGACCCACCACCACCGGGTCCGGTCCGCCCGGACCAGCTCGACTCCGGCCGGGACGATCGTAACGTGGAGGACGCCCAGGGCGTCCAGGTCGAACTGCGGGCGGGGGCTCCAGGTCGCGCTCACGCCCTCGCCCAGGGCATAGGGGGCTTCGGCGCTGTTGAGCAGCTCGGCCAGGGCGGTCGCAATTTTCTCGATCGTGCTCATGCCGCATAATCCAGTTGGTCGGGCGGGACGGGGAAGAAGTCGACGCCGCTGTTGCCGCCGCCGTCGACGACGCCGCACCATGCCCGGAGGTTCTGAACGGTGACGGTGAGGTTCGAGACGGTGAGGACGTCCGCCCCGTTGCTGAAGGCGTCACCGCCGGCACCCACCACCGCCAGGGCTCCAGCGCCGTTGAGCGTGTAGCTGCCAGAGGGGATGATCGCAGACGTTCCGAGGTCGACGGTGATGTTGTCGAACGCCCAGGCCCCGCCCATCGCGACCTTGGCATTGTTGAAGGTGACGGCGTTGAGCGTTCCCGTCCCGGCAGCCGCCAGCGATCCGATCTCATGGTCGCCGCTGTTCAGCACAATCGCCCCACAGCGGTTATTGACGGCCTCGCCTACGACCATCGCGCCGACCTGGAGCTTGCAGCCGGCGTTCATCGTCAGCGTCCACAACCCGTCTACTCCAGAGTTGGCATAGACTGCCAGGGCCTTCGTGCCGGCGAGGAAGTCGCCTGTCATCGTCAGGGACTTCGTATCGGCCCCCTTCACCACAACGCTGGAGAAGCCGGTGACGTCGATGGCGCCGTTGGAATAACTTGCGTTGGGTGAAATGACCAGTGCTCCAACGCCTGTTATGCTGCCAGGGAAGCTCCAGAAGCCACTCGCGATTGGAAGAATGTAGAATGAGCCGGCATTACCAACGAATGTGGCTCCGGCCTCGCCCATGAACTCCCTGATGGCGACGGTGCCAGCCTGTGTAGCCTGCACGCCGGCGGCGACCTCCAGCCTCAAGTAGCTGCCGCTCACCGCAACTGTCCCGTCGTCGGTGAGCCTGAACTTTCCCAGGAAGCCGGCCAGCCCTTCGCCCGCACTCGCGAGACCCGTCGCGTGGATGGAAGAGTCGGCGGTGCCCGTCAGTACGCCGCCATCGACGCGGGTAAATGCCCCCGTGGCGACGACGCTTCCACTTCCAAGGGCTAGTGTACCAGCGGCACCGACAATCACGTCGCCCTGGGCGTCGATGTGGGCGTCGGGCGTGGCGAAAATCGTCGCCGTACCCGCCGAGATCGTAAAGTCGCCCGTCTGGAAGGCGTCGCCAGCGACGTTGCAATCCAGGCTCAGGTTCCCAGCGCCGGTCTTTTCGACGTTCGCCCGGCCCGTCAGATCGTACATGCTGACCGTGGCGAGTACGGCGATGTTCCAGACGAACTTGCCCGCGAACCCGGAGAAGTCCACGTCCGCAATGTCCGCAACGCCCCCACCGCCCACAGCCGCCGTGGTCAGGACCGCCCCCGCGCCACCAGTGATTACCGGCGTACCGCCGCCGGTGTCTATCAGGTCTGCCGTGAGATCATACTCGCCCATCGCCAAGACGCCGGTCGTGCTATGCATCCAGAAGTATGCCAATGTAGCAATGTCTCCGTCCATCGTGACGGTGATTCCGTTGCTGTTGGCATCAAACCAGACGGTGTCGGTGTTGCCGGGAGCGCTGGCGCCTGGGGCTCCGCCTGACGTTGCTGACCAGACAGCAACCGCCGACCAAGCTCCAGTCGCTACTGCATATCGAGTTACTGCCATCTGTCAGGTCACTCCGCCGAGTAGGTGATGAAGCCCTTGCCGGATCCGCCGGTCGTGGTGAGTGTCAGCCCCTTGTCGGCGGCGAGCTGTCGGCCGGCCGTTCGCGGGATGATAAGGGGGAGAATCTTCTGCCCCGTTGCCGCGAGGTTCCAGGTCGCGAACACGGTGCCGTCGCTGTCCTTGAGAACGATGGTTCCGGCCACGTCGAGGGAGAGATTGACCTCGTGGATGTTGACGGTCTTGCCGGCGTCGGCCGCGACGATTACGAGCGTCCCGGCGCCGGCCTGGGCGACGGGGACCGAGACGTGATCATCCCCGCCGCCGCTGGTGTCGACGAGCAGGGCCGCGGTTTGATCATCGACGGCCACGTCGGCCGAGGGCAGGTGCTTTCGTGACTTCGCCATTTTCTATCTCCAGTCCGTCATGCTCGTCAGGATCGGCCGACCTCCACCGTGTGAATCCGCAGGGTGAGCCGCCAGGTGTCGCTCCATCGCCAGACGGGCTCGTCGCCGGGGGCGGCGACCTCGTGGATGATCTGGCCGGCGGGCGCCGACTCGAGGATGCGGTCGCCGGCCTGGGGCCGGCCGATCGCCCCGTCGACCATCAGGTCGTCGGCCCGGACGAGAAAGTCCCGGCTCACCGCCATGATCGACGCCCCGGCCTCGTCGTTGCGCATGAACTCCGTTTGCCCGATCGTCGCCCGGAGGCTCACCTGTTGCGCCCCGCGGCGGTAGATGATCGTTTGGGCGGCGTGGTCGTGCCGTTTTCCCTGGAGCCACGACGAGGCCCAGGCCAGGATGTTCGTCTGCGCGGTCACTGTCGGAATCGCCTCTTTGCCGCGCCCGGCGGCGGCGGGCCCGGGCGCCGGGCAGGAGGCCTGTGCCGCCCGGCGCCCGGGCCGCGCCTTGTCCGTTGCGGACGCCCTGGACTACGAGGTCACCCAGATCCCGCGCTTGCCGACGCAGCGCCAGCTGGTCGCGGCCACGTTGCAGACCAGGTGGAGGAAGTCGCCGCGGAGGCTGGTGGCAAGCGTGTTGATCGCGGTCTTGGTGGCCGCGATCGTCAGGTTCTGGCCTTCGATGATCTCGTTCCCGTTCAGGTCGACGATCATGCCGTTGATGCCGTCCGCCTCGTCGTTCTGGATCACCCAGTCCATCCCGACGACGCCCACCGGCAGGGTGATGGTCGTGTCAAAGCCGACGTCGGCGGTGACGTGGATCACGCCGCCGCTGTGGGTGGCCGCGGCGAGGGTCAGGTCCACGGCGGTCAGGATGTGGGTTTTTTCCTGCCACGCCGGCAGGTTCGGGTTCGCCCGGTTGAGGGCGATGTCGCAGACGGCGTCTGCCGCGACGGCCGCCTTCACGAGCGTGCCCACCCACCAGTCGCCGTCGGGGGCGCTGCAGGTGAACGCGCCGTCGGCCGCCCCGCCGTAGGGGGTGCCGTTGGCGTCCCACCAGACGTTGTCGCCGATGTTGGCGGCGCCGCCGACGTAGGGGCCGCGGATCACTCCGTCGATGTGGAGGGCCCCCACGGCCGAGGCCGCCACGTCGCGCGGGGTGAAGCCCGACAGCGCGCCGATGTTGATGATGTTGCCGGCGTAGATCGCCGCGGCCGGGGTGTGGTCGATCGCCCGGCCTTCCTGATAGTACTGGCTGATGTTGGCCATGATTGTCTCCGTGCGGAGCTCGGTTGCCCCGCGGTGTCATTTCGTCGCGACAACGGTCGCGAAAACGTTCCAAAGGCCCGAGCCGAACGCGGCGGGCCGTCTATGCGCCGGCGCTCTTGACGCCCGCCCGCCACTCGGCGGCGCCGACGCCGAAGTCCCAGTAGACCCGCCAGGTCATGCCGAGGACGTCCGCCTGGGACTCGAGGCCGAAATACTCGACGATCGGCGTCTCGGCGCCGTTGAGGTACGCGATCTCAAAGCAGGGGTACTGGTTGGGGTCGGCCAGCAGATACCAGTACGCGGCAGAATGGCCGGTGAGGGCGGCGTTCTCCAGCCAGGGGCTGATGAGCGGGGCCCCGCCGAAGCGGCCGGCGTACACGTTCGCCGAGCTGCCGATCGACTTGGCCGCACCGACGCCGTACATGACCACGTTGCTGCCGGTCGCCAGCAGGCGGCGGCCTTCGTCCTCGAGGGTCGGGGGCAGCAGCAGGACGGCGGGCTCTACCATGATCGGGTCGCCGTCGGGGCCCTTGAGCCCGCGGAAGGCGACGATCGCCGTCGCCATCGCGGCGGCGCTGAAGGCGGTGCCGGCCCCGGTCAGGTAGTTGCCGTGGGCGGCGGTGAAGTGGGTGGTGCCGGCCCCGGTGACGCAGACGGCGGTGAAGAGGGCCTTCTCGCGGGTCGTGTAGCTCTTGCGGGCCAGGCCCGAGGCGTTGCGGGTGAACACGCCCAGGTCGTCGTTGATCACGTCGGTGCGGCTGAGCCGCAGGATGGCCCCGCGGGTCGACACCTGGCGGGTGTAGGACTCCTCGGAGAACTTCATGTGCTTCAGTTCTCCGGTCGGGCCCACCGGCAGGAGTTCGCCCGTCATGGCCAGGCTGTAGACGGTATGCGAATGGAAATTCGCATGGCTGGCCTTGCCGGTGATCAGGGGCGCGAGCCACTGGGGCTCGCCGGCGACGGCGGCGAGGGCCTTGTAGGCGACGGCGCCTAGGATCCCGGTCAGGTCGACGGTGGAGAAGCCCGCCGCCTGCACTGGCGGCGGTGCAGCCCACGAGAGTACCTCGCGCCAGTTGCCGGGGGTGATCCGGGCCCGGCCGGTGTAGCCGTTGGCCGCGGCGGCCTCCAGGATCAGCTCCTGGAGGCCTATCGTTTGCCCATAGCGGCGAGACGCCGCCTCGACGGTTTCCTGGCCGAGCGATCGGACGAGTCCGTCGCCGCCGAAGCCGGCCGCCATCAGGGCCGCGGCCTCGAGGAGCGGCTGGCCCACCTGCTGGGTCCGCGCGTGGATCGCCGGGGCCTTCGGCCGCGTGACGCGGAGGATGGCCAGCTCCAGGTCCTTGACGGGCCAGGATTCCGTGGTTGCCTTCGCCGCGATGTCCTCGAGCGCTTCGATGTCGGCGCCGGGGGTGCTGGCGGCCTCCTCGACCATCGCCGCGATCTGCCGCACCCGCTCGCGCTCCGCCTTGGCGGCGGCGATGATGGCGTCCACGTCGCCGCTGCCGGAGTTGGCCGGTGCCCGGCGGCGTTTCTTGGGCGCCGTCGGCAGGAACTCGGCCGGGGGCTCTTCGCCGGCGTCGTATGCCGCCCGCAGCGTTGCCGTCTGGTCGTCGTCGAGCCCGGCGGCATCGATGCCGTATTTGGTAAGCCACTTTTCCCAGTCCATTTGCGTGTCTCCCATATTGGATGCCGCGGCCTTCGCGGCGACCTTCACGGACGTTCCCGGGTCGGCCGGCACGTCCACGAAACTTATTTCCAGAAGGGTTGATTTGCGGACGATGTTGACGGGGCCGTCGAAGTCGCGGCCGTTGACCGTCGCCTTTTGGTTCTCTTTCACGAACTCGAACTGATCGACCGACGCCCCGATGCTCGCCTTCCAGGGGAAGCCGTTCTTGGCATCGTCGACGACTTCCTTTGCGGCCGGGCCGGTGCAGGAGATTGTGCCGGACGCGGTGAGGTTTCCGTCGACGACGGCGATGCTCTGCGCGTGCCCGATCCGGCTCTGGTGGGATTCGCGGATGGGGGCGTTCTGGTTCGGGATCGCCAGGCCGGCCAGGTCGACGACGACGGGGTATCTCCACAGGGAGATCCGCATCGGCCCGCCGGTGTAGGCGATCATCTTGAACCGCGGCAGCCTGGGCGTGCCGTCGGCGCCGGCCGCGGCCTCGAGGTCGAAGTCGACCGGCCCGGAGAGCTCGAGCGTGGCGGGGGCCTCGGCCCCGCCGTCCCACCGGCTGCCGGCCAGGCCGATGGCGGGGCCCTCGCTGGCGGCCGCGGCGGATTGCCCTTCGCAGATCGCCCGGCGCTGCTCGGCGTCTGGATACTCTTTGACCATCTTCGCATCGGCCATGCAGCGATCAACGAAGGCTGCTTTCTTCTCTCCCTTGCGTCGTTTAGGCAGGGGCATCGGCAGTCTCCCTCTTCTCGTCGAGCTTCTCGTCGATCTTCTCGTCGAGATCCTCGTCGGGGTCTTTGGCGGGGGCGGCGCCGGTCGGCTCGGGCAGGCCGCGCTTTTTCCGGCCTTCCGCTTCGCGCTTGCGCTGGTCCTGCTCCTCTTCCCAGTCCATCCCCTTGCGGGCGCAGTACTCCGCCTCGGTCAGCAGGCCGGCCCCCAGGAGCGCGGTCGCGGCGGTCGCTTCCTTGTTGGGGTCGACGTGCTCGTGGCCGGTCCAGAACCACTGGTGCGGCCACTCTTCCAGATCCTGCAGATCGTCGAGGACTTTCACGGCCTCGACCATCCAGGCGTTGAGGATCGGATCGAGCACGACGCCTTCGCAGTGCGTCTGCTCGACCCGGATGCTCTTGAAGTACATCTGGTGGTCCAGCCTGCCGGAGGCGTAGTTGTAGCGGGCCGAATTGCCGGCGGCGATGTTGTAGGGCATGTTCAGGCAGCGGGCGATCTCGTTGACGATCTCCCGCTTGAACATCTCGTAAGTCGTCGGGGGCTGCTCGGCCTTGATCTGGGACGGCTCCCAGCCCTCGGGGGCGAAGACGGCCATCCTCGGGCTGAACTCCATTTCCGTATTGACCGCGATGGGCGTGGCCTCGCCGTCGGCCGGCATCGACGTTTTCATGAAGACGGCGATGTCGGCGGCCGTCTCGGCGGCGGCGATCACGGCCAGGGTGTAGCGGCGGAGCTGGGCGAACAGGGGCAGCGCCGGGGTGATGTCGGGCACGCCGCGGGACTGGCCCGGCCGGTCCGCCCGGAACCAGTGCACCATGTTTTTCGCGGGGACCAAATCGTATTCCGTGCCCGGCGGGGCGATGCTCGCGCCGGGGTGGCTCTTGAGGACGTGGTATGTGATCGGGTTGCCGTGGTCGTCGAATACGATGCCGTCCACGGCGGCGGTCGGCATGCTCGCCACGACGGGCGTGGTGACCTGTTCGGCCTCGATGAGGCGGATGTCCAGCTGGACGTCCGATTTGAGGTTTGGATTGCTGACGAGCATCGCGAAGGCCTCGCCGTCCTCGGCCCGGGCCATTCGCATCGTGCGGAGCTTCGCGGCCAGGTCGATCGTTTTCATCCAGGCGGCGAACTCTCGCTCGATGAGCCGGTTGGCCTTGGGGTCCTCGCTGAGCATCTGAAGGCGCGGGCCGGTGCCGATCACGTCGTTGGCCAGGGTGAGGACGATCCCCTTGGCATAGGAGTTATTGGCGACCTCATAGCGAGCCCGCATTCGGAGGATGCGCCGGACGTCCGGGGTCATCGCGGCGTTCGCGGAGAGGGCGTCGGCGTTTGCCCAGTGCCGGCGGTTCTCGGGCGTGGTTTGGGCGGCGTCGTACTTGGCGCGGACGGCCCGGGCGCCCGCGGCGTAGGCGGAGGCGAAGGCCGCGGCCGCGGCGGATCTTTGCCGCTTGCGGGATCCAAACCATCCCATTCTTACACCGTCCCTGGGGGCACGATCTTGAGCCGGAGCAGGGCCAGGCGAGGGTCGACCCTGGCGCGCTTGGCGGCGAGGTACTTGTCGGCCGCGATCATCGCCCCGAGGTCGTGCTGCCGCATGCTGGTCCCGTCGCCGGAGGCCTGGGCGGGCCCCTCGGCGTTGCTGGTGATGGCGTCGTCGAGGTTGGTGGTCATACCCGGGTCATCGCCCCCCGGACGAACCTCCGGTCAGCCGAATCTGCCAGAAAGGCAGATTTTTCGATATGTATAGCGCTGGGGCGGGAAAATTCGTCCACGAAGGGGGGTTGAGAAGCGAAGAGTTGTCCACGAATTACACGAATTACACGAACGCAACCGATTAACTGATCAACAGATTAGCAGATCAACTGGCCCCTGGTTCTCCGCAGAGGTCCTACATCAGCGAATCGATTCGTCCGGCCATAGTACGGAAAGAAGAAGCAGCACCAACACGCCCCCCAGGGCCAGCCCAACCGCCAGGAGGTCACAGTCGCGCAGTTTGCTCATCAGCCTTGCCCTTCGCGGGGTGCTTCCTGGGTTGCTTCATGGTCCCGATCCTTCCTTCGTGTAATTCGTGTAATTCGTGGACAGATCTTCCGTCGTCAGCCCTCGGCGTCGGCCGCGTTTTGCTCGACCGTGGTGATCCTCCGGCCGCAGTTGCGGCATTCCCGCCGGCGGACCAGTTGCCCGGGGCGGGGCCGCACGTACAGCACCCAGAAATGCCGGCAGCCGCAGGTGCGGCAGACGAGGCCCTCGTCGGGCTCCGCCGGCGGCTCGAGCGGCGGCGGGATCCCGGCGTCGGCCAGGTCGGGCATCTGGTCGGCCAGGTCGCCGACCGGGATCGTCTCGCCTTCGTGGAGGTCGCCGTCGGCGGCGGCGAGGGGCCGGCGTTTGGGCCTGGTCGGCTTTCGGCGTTTTGCTCTTCGCGATTTTGATTTCACAGTCGCGTCCTCGGCTTATTGAAATCGGCTTGGGTCAGCATCCTCCGTTCCGGCCTGGCGGTGGTGCGCATGGCGGCGCTGGCGCAGCCGGCCATTGCCGCGGCGCAGGCACAGGCGACGAGGCAGTCGAACCAGTGATTGTCGGGGCGGTTGGCCCGCTGCCGCCATTCGTGCACGACCCGGCCGCGGCCGAACGTCTCCACCCAGGATTCCGAGGCGGCGATGTGCTCGGCCAGCATCTGGTGGGCATCGGCCTTGCGGCCGAAGAGGGTGAGGCTGCCGGGCTCGCCCGGGGCGGCGATGAAGGCGGTGTGCACGAAGGATTTCCAGTAGTTTACATCGATTTGAACGTGCGGGAATTCGGAGGTGCCCTTGACGTTGGGGATGTAGTAGTGGTGCCCGTATTTCTCCCCGGGCTTGCGGCGGTACTGGCTGATCGGGCGGTTTCTCGCCCCGATGCCCATGCCGCGGGAGAGCATCATCGCGCTGCCGCCGATCTTGTGCTTGACGGCGCCGACGATGGTCGGCTTGTAGCCGCTGTCGACCAGCAGCCGTTCGATGCGCAGCACGCCGCCGCCCTGGCGGGGCCAGGGGCGGTTCAGCAGCCGGCTGACGAGGTCCTCCAGGCCGGCCTGGATGGCCCCGTCGTCGCCGATTCCGGGGTGGCCCCGCCGCAGTGTGCGGCGGCAGCTCCGCAGGTCGAACCACGCCTCCGACTGTTCCGGCTCGGTGCCGTAATCCACCACGTAGCCGGTGAAGTCATCCATCCAGGCGCACGCCACCCAGTACAGCAGCCGGTCGTGGATGTCCACGGCCGCCGTCAGGTGGGCGGTCGCCAGGGGCGCCGAGCCGCGGGCCCGGCCGCTGCAGCGCTCGGTCACCTGGCGGGAGGTGAGCTGCTCCTCGCTGACCTGTTCGGCGACGGGCTCGTTCTGGTATTCGGCGGCGAAGGCCTCCGGCGACCGCAGGCGGAGGTTCATGGCGTGCTGTATCGCCGACAGCTCGACGCCCCGGGTGTATCGTTCCGCCCAGGCCGTCTTGGCCCCGAGGTCCATCGCCTCCCGGTGGTCGCGGTAGAACTTCGTGGCCGGGGCCATGCCCAGGCCGCGGCGCAGGGCGTCGGCACGGATGGCGGCGTATTCCTCCCAGAGCTTGGTGTTGGTCGGCCAGGCGTAGACGAGGCGGGTGCACTGGCCCTGCCAGTCGGGGAACTTGCCGCGGTCGAGGAGCTGGTCGGCCAGGTCGCCCGCGTACATCTTCGTGCAGGTGAGCATGGCGGAAATCTGCTGGCCCGGGCCCGCCATCGGGAGGACGTCGCCGTAGAGCAGGTCGAGGCGGAACTTGGTTTGCGCCGGGGACCTGGCGGACTCGCGCGTCTGCGGGTCGTCGAGAAAGACCAGGCTCGGCCGGATGACCGTTCCGTCCGGCCGGGCGTGGTGCTGGCCGCGGATGTTGGCGTCCAGGCTCGTGACGGAGATCACGGCCCCGCCGGAGGGGCTGGCCATCAGGCCGCGCTCGCGCAGGCCCGGGGGCAGGTCCTCGGCGGCCAGTGTTGGGAAGACGAGCTTCTCCTGACCCCAGCGGACGTGGGTGAGGCGGCCGCCGACGTGCTGCTGGAGTTGGCGCTTGGACGAGTTCTCCAGCGCCCGCAGCGGGTGGATGGCTTCCGGCCAATCGGCAAGCAGCAGCGCGTTCTCCAGGATCGCCATTCGCAGCGGGGCCAGGATCTCGCGGCCGCGTTCCTTGGAGCCGCCGATGAGGCAGGGGAACGCGCGGCGGCCGGTGAGGGTCGCCCACAGCGCGGCGATTCGGGCCAGGCAGGTCTTGCCGGAGCCGCGGGGCATGGCGAAGGCAAAGAGGCCGGGGTCGGTGATCACCCGTTCGATCGTGGCGAGGGCATTGAGGTGATCGTCGGACCAGGGCCAGGTGAATGTCTCCGCGAAGTGGGTTTCGCAGAATTTCCGCAGGGATTTCTCGGCGGCCTGGCGGCGGGGCATGTCGGCGACGTCGGGGATCGGCCCGACGTCCTGGCCGGCTTTGGTCGCGGCGCGGTTCCGCTCGGACTGGCGGCGGCGGGCCTCGGCGTAGTCGGCCGGGCTCGCGCGCGGCCGGTCGTGCTCGAGGATCAGCCAGCGGATGTACTTCAGCAGGTGGACGGTCTTGCCGTCGCCGATGCGGCCGGCGGCGGCGTCCATCTGTCGGCGGAGACGCGAGCGGGTCAGGACGGTGCCCAGGGGCGTGCCGTTCAGCAGCTGCAGGAGCTGGCTCCGCGTCAGTCTGGTCAGATCGGTTGGCATCGGCGGCGGTCACTTCGCTGGCGTGCGGCGTTTGTCGACCTGCCCGGCCAACCACGCGGCGTACCTGGCCAGGCGGAGTCGGCCGCGTTTGTCTGCCGGAGCCCCGTCCTTGATGTGGCGGGGAATGACGGCGGGGTCGATCCGCTTGCCGGCTTCGGAGATCAGCCTTGCCAGCTGTACGGCCGACATCGGCGTCTCCAGCATTTTCCGGGTGAGCTTGGTCCGACCAGCTGAATGTATTGCATGCTTCCTCATGGCTGACACTCCTTGCTGGTGTCTGCCCAGGGGACCGGCGCGTTCGCGCGCGTGCGGTCCCCGCTCTTTTCTCAGGACGGCGTGGCCGACTCGGCAAGCTGGCGCAGCAGCCAAGCGGCGTAATGGATGAGGTTCAGTCGGCCTTCCGGATCCGCCGGGGCGCCCAGTTCGATGTGCCGGGTGATGGCCTCGACCGGGACTCGGAGGAGGCGGGCGGCGGCGGCGGCGGTGAGCGACGTGGGGTCGGCGGCGGGCGGCGGCGAGGTGCTTCGGGGCGGCTTGGCGGGCTTGCGGGTCCGCCGGCCGCTGGCCTTCGCGCGTTTTCTTGCCATCCAGATCTCCAGGGCCTGGCCGGCTGGCATTGTCCTCTATCGGCGGGGGCGGGGGCAACGCGCGAGGTGTTCTGCTGGCGGGGGTTGCAGCTGACAGCGGGGGCCGCGGCGCCCGGGGGGCGGCGGAAGTCGAGGCGGGAAAGGGGGTTGCGGGCAAAATCCACATTCTTTTTTCGCCCGTAACTGGCGAACACGCGGCCACATGCGTCATAAGTCGAATTGGCGACATACTTTAGGGTTGACGTCCTGGCGGGGCATGGTATTATGTGTTCGGTTGAACGATGGACGTCGAAATCAAAAACGCGAATCCGAACGAACGGAACGAGGAGAATGTCATGGTCGCGAAAGCGGATACGGTTTACGGTCGCTGGACGACGGTTCCGGTTGCTTGGTCGGGGCAGCGTCTTTACGACTGGGGCCGCGGCGGCCTCCGGTCGCAGGGGAATGTGCTGGTTCGGCCGGCTCGCGGCCGGGCCCGCAAAACCTTCCATTACCACCAGGGCACGGTCGAGCTGGTATCGATGGCCGTCGGCGGCGATCGTCGCCTGCTGTATCGGGTCAGGGCGTTGGCGCCGGGCGAGACGTGGCCGGTGTATGAGCGGTCGGGAAAATTCTGGTCGAGGCGGTACTACCTGGTGCCGCCGGCGGCGCTGGCGACGGCGCGGGACGAGCTGGCGGGCGAGGCCGGCGAGCAGCTGGCGGCGGCGGGCTAGTCGGGCCCGCGCCCGGGCGCCCCGCGGGGCGGCCGGGCATGGGCCCGGCAATGGTGCCGGGGCCAAGGAAAGGGCAGAACGATGACGAAGCAGAAGCGGCCGAAAACGTACGAGGCGAAGGTGAACGGGCGATCGGTGCAGGTGACGGTGCCGCCGCGGGAGGCGGTAGCGTACAGCGGCGACCTCACGGAGGTTCTGCGGGACGTCATCCGGGACAACCTCAGCCCGCATGCCGTGGCGGCGGTGGTCTCCTGCCTGCGGATCAACCGGACCAACAACCCGCAGGTCGATGGGCAGGTCCACTGGTTCGCCGAAGAACTGGTGAAGATGCTCGGCGGGCCGGAGGAGCAGGTGCGGCTCGGTGAGGAGCTGGGGCTGTAGCGCGGCCGTGCGGGCCGGGCCCGCACGCGGGCGTCGCTGTCGGCGGCCTCCGCGTCCGGGCCTGGCGATGGTGCCGGGGCCAAGGCGAAAGGACAAGGCCATGAAAATCACGCAGATCATTGTCGAGGGCGCTCGCGGCTGGGCGACGATTCTCCGCAGCGGTTTGGACGTCATGGTGAACTGGGAGGTTTCGACCGGGTCGCCGCGTCAGGGCTCTTGGGTGATCTCTCCGGGCGACTGGCGCGGGCAGGGCGGCTGGGCCTGGGCGGCGCGGCTGCACCGGCAGCTCGAGGGTTCCGACGGATGCGCGGGCGACGTCGCCCCGTATCGGTTGGCGCTCGAGCACTTCTTTGGGTGATGCTCGTGCGGGCCAGGCCCGCACGCGGGCGTCGCCGGCGGCGGCCTCCGCGTCCGGGCCTGGCGATGGTGCCGGGCCGGTAGCTTGAAGGAGATTGGCATGGTTTCTGTTGTGATCGAGACGGGTGTCGCTCGGGACGGCGTCGGGGCCTTTGCCCAGGTCCTCGCGCAGGGCGCGGGCGGCGGGCTCCACTGCACGGCAGATTGCGGCAGCTCGCGGGCCGCGATCTTGCGGGCCCGCCAGTGGGCGAAGCGTGCCGGCCACGTGGTCGGGTACGTCAACGGCCGGCGGGTGCCGACCTAGTCGCGTCGTGCGGGCCGGGCCCGCACGTGGGCGTCGCCGGCGGCGGCCTCCGCGTCCGGGCCTGGCGGGTTGCCGGGCCGGTCACTTTGGGAAAGGATCGTGTCATGAAGAAGCAGGACGTAGTTGTGGGCGAGCTGTATCGGATCTCGTATCGCGGCAAGACCACGGTTGCGCGGGTCACCGGCGAGCGGGATGGGAAGCCGGGCTGGGACGGGCTGGACATCGCCACCAGGCGGCCGGTGATCGTCGCCGCGGCCTCGAGGGTGCAGTGCCGCTGCGATCGGAACGGGAAGGCCCTCGAGCCGGCCGCCAAGCCGGCCGCGGCGGCGAACCGGGAGAACGCCCGTCTGGCCGCGGAGCGGCGGAAGTCGACCGACCGCATGACGGCCAGCGAGCGGGCGATGTCGGCCGCGGCGCCGGCCGTGGTCGCGGAGCTGGCGAAGAAGGCCAGGGCGAAGCCGGGCGTGGCCGCAACGGTCGCGGCGGTCGAGAAGGGGGACTTGACCAAGGGCGTGACGGTGCCGACGGCGAGGCGCAAGCGGCCGACCCCGCGGGCGACGCCGAAGGTCAAGGCCAAGGGCAAGGGCCGCAGCGGCCTCGACGCGGCGGTCGCGGTCCTGGCGAAGGCGGATGGGCCGCTGGGGGCGCAGGCCATCGTCGATCTGGCGCTCAAGCGGGAGCTCTGGTCGACGAAGGGCAAGACGCCGGCGGCGACGATCTACGCGGCCATGATCCGCGAGATCGCCAGCAAGGGCTCCGCTTGCCGGTTCCGCAAGACCGGGCCGAACGCGTTTGATCTGACCGACATCGGGAGGGCGATTGCGCCGCCCCGGTAGACCGCCGAGGCTATCTTCGGCGGGCTCACTTCGCCCTGGACGAGGCCCCGACCCGATCGGCCGGGGCCTTTCCTTTGCGCGGGCGGATGGAAAAGGGCACGTTCGCCGCGGCGAAGGCGGCGACCATGGCGCCCTGGGCGTCGGCGATCTTCTCCTGGGCTCGCCGGGCGAAGGTGCGGGCGGCGGCCAGGTCCTGGCGGATGGTGCGGATGGTGGTGCGCTTGGCGGCGTCGGCGACGGCCAGCTCGAGGCCGATCAGGCAGCCGCGGGCGATGCGGAGCTTGGAGAGGGCCCGGTTGGCTGGGCTCGTCTTGCTCATCTCCGGGCACGCCCTCCAGGCGGGGGTCCTGGGGTGGCCCGGGCGGGCGATCGGCGGCGGGGCGGGACTTGGCGGCGGCCGGCTGGGGCTTTGCTCACACGGGGCAACCTGGGGGGGGCTGGCGTGCCGGCCGGCCGGGGCGTCCGAAACCGTGGCCTGGGGGTCCCTGTTTGGCGGGCGACCTGGCGGCGTCGGGCCCCGGGGCCGCGACGCGGGGTCCCTGTGTCGCACGGGCGGGCGATCGGCCGCGGGGCGGGCCTCCGGGCGGCCCGGGGGGTTCGAGCTGACACGGGGCGACCTGGGGGTTTCGGCCTGGTGGTCATCGGTGTGGTTTCTTGCTGGGGGCCTTGCGGGCGGTCCCGGGGGCCCGGCGGGGGCGGCGGCCCGGGGCGGCCGGTTTCGGGGTGGTCCTCTCGGCCTGGCGGCCGGTGAAGGCCTGCCATCGCTGCACGATGACGTCGCAATAGGGCGGGTCGGTGTTGACCAGGTGGATCTTCGCCCCGTCGAGGAGGCGGTCGACGTCGGCGGCCTTGCCGGCGTCGCCGCACAGGAGGCGGTGGTCGCCGAGGACGTAGAGATCTCCGGGCTGGGTCGTGGCCTTGTCGGGCGGCTCGGGGACGGCGTCGGGGTCGGTGAGGCCCTCGGCCAGGCCGGGCTCCAGCAGGCTGCCGAGCTGGTCGGCGGGAAATCCCAGGGCCTCGAGGTCAAAGTCGACGTCATTCAGCTCGCCCAGCTCGGCCAGGAGCAGCTCGTAATTCCAATCGGACAGGTCGGAGGTCTGATTGTCGGCGAGGCGGTACGCGCGCACCTGGTCGGGCTTGAGGTCGGTCGCGACGTGGACGGGGACGCGTTTGAGCCCGAGCTGCTGGGCGGCCTTCCAGCGGGTGTGGCCGACGATGATGACGTCGGCGGCGTCGACGACGATCGGCTGGCGGAATCCGAACTCGCGGATCGACCGGGCGACGGCGGCGACGGCCGGATCGTTGACGCGGGGGTTGCCCGGGTACGGGCGGATCGACTCAATCGGTCGCAGGACCACCTTCATGGCTGCCTCCAGGCCATCCGTGCCGCGCCGCGGAAGGCGGTTTTCTTTTGCGCCGTTCATTCTCGCCGGCGGCGGGGCGGGCGTCCAGGTGGCCGCGCAAACAAACAAAAAGCGGCCGCGTGGC